TTTTCAGCATGTCGTTATTTTTTTTCTTTGTCATGTTATTTACCCTCTTTCATGTTTGTTATTTTTTCTTTTAATTTATCTAAGTTAATCATTTTCTTTAAAGGTCTTGAGGCCCAGTATTTCTCAACCACACCTAAAAAAGAAACTTTTTTTTCATAGTTTTCTTTATCTCTACCCTGAGAAATTTCCCAACTTATAAAATGGTCCACACATTCTAAAAGCAATTGTTTTTCTTTAATGTTTAATTTCATCATTCCCCCTAACATAGATTTTCGTTTGCGTAAAAAACAAGATCTTCTGTTGCAACATCGATTGCAACTGATTTGTCATTTACATATTTTTTAAATTTTGATCTAAAGCCTTCGTCTTCCATTAATAAATCAAAATCACTTAATAGATCACCTGATACGATCGAGGCGATTATGTTTGCTCTGTTCATTGTTTTTCCCTTTTTGTTGTGGGGGCTTGCGCCCCCGTTGTTATTAAAGTTCGCTAGCATGATCACACACACCAGTCATTGAGTGATATGGCTCAAAATACATTCCGTAAGTTTCCATATCTTTTTGAAGACCCTCAATTGCCTTTTCGTTATTTAATACCCCGTAGCCCGTACTGTCACAAAAATAATCTTGTGAAGGTAACCCGTCTATTGAGTAATAAAATTTGTTTTCGAAATTTTCATCAATTCCAAACTGAACCCATTTGACACCGAATTCATCTTCTCGTTTTAGGTTGTCCCCTTTTTTCCATTCAACCCAACCAGTGTACTCAGGGCATTCTTCCCATTTTTTATAATCTTCCTTAGCAATACAATCAGGATATCTAATATCACAAAGTACATAAAATCTTTTGTCGTCAATTTTTTGTACTCTAATATTTTCCGAGTGTTCCTGGTTATCTTTTACTAATTTGATCATTATTTTTTCTAATTGTTTAAGTGTTAGTTTTTTCATTGTGTATCCTTCCTTATGCTACTTTTTGATTGTTTAGTTTGTCGATTAATTGAGCATACTCTTTAAGTATGCTCAACCCTTGTTGCTTAGTCACTGGCTTATCCAACTCTGAACACATTAGCGGACAGTCTTCTCTATGGTTAAGACCAAAAACCGCGTGACCAATTTCATGAAATACAACATGTCTTAAATAGTTTGTATTTTCTCTCACAGCTCTCTCAGTGATCCAAATTTTTTTACCTGACATTCTACCAACACCCAAAACTTGTTCATGACCTTTTTTTGCTGTTCCAATTCGAACATCAATTCTAGGAAGATCAATTCCGAATTTTTTTGCTTCATAGATTAGAGACATAACTTTTGTTCTTTTTGCGTAAGTGTCTTTGTTCATGTCGTTGTTTTTTATTTTTTTTGTGTTCATTGTATTTCCTTTGTTTGTTGTCTTATTTTTTCTCATAAAGATAAGATATACCAAGACAATTTTTTTTAATACTGTCAAAGTTGTCGCACCCCCAAATTAATTTCTAGTATAAGTTGTGTTGTATTTTTACAACATCTATTGTAATTAAATCACATGGCTAACTCTGAAAGTTTATTTTGGAAACAAATCAAATCGGCATTGTCCGACCAGGGATATTTTTTAACGCGTGTTGAAACTCTCACCGTCTCAGGTGTTCCCGATGTTTTTGGTATATATAAAGGACGATCATTTTGGTGTGAATTAAAATCAAATCAGGTCAGTTATCCAACATTAAATAAATATCAAATCGTATGGATCAACAGAGCCGTTAAGCATGGCGCGACTGTGTTGATCTTAGTTAAGGCCCAAAAGGATAAGGCCCTTAAAATATACAGAGTGAGGGAATTGTTCACAGATCCGCGGTCACTTAGCCCTGATTTTATTATTAAAATTCCTGTCAGTTGGCCGTTGTTCGTGGATAAGTTTACGACCGCCTTATTGACTGGATAGGTAATGATAGTCGTTTATTATCACTAGTAATAAATCGCGGACCGTTGGCCGTTATGAAGGCTCATTGGCCCGGCAATCCCGGACCAGTTTCCGCGCACAAAAAAGCACCTCGCGTTTTACTAGGTACTTTGAGACGTGGCGCTTGTGGCAAGTCAGATACACGCAAAAGGGACCCAAATGAAACGGAATAGTTGCAACTGTTTTTTTATTAGTTTATGTTAAAAGGGGACCCAACGGTTTAAGGTACCATAGGCACCCCGGGGGTATAAAAAAATTTATGAATTTAGATCAACTATCCGATGAGGAACTAAAAGACTTAGTTTTAAAAAAACAATTAGAATATATAAAAATTTGCCAAGATGACTTCTTAGCTTTTGCTAGAGCAGTATGGCAAGATTTCATTTATCGTAAGACAGATAACCCTAAAAAATATGGACACCATCAAATCATAGCTAATGAGTTTCAAAAAATTGCAACTAACTCTGAAAAAAGATTAGTAATTAATATGCCACCAAGACATACCAAGTCTGAGTTTGCATCTTATCTTTTTCCAGCATGGATGATTGGCCGTAATCCTAAAATGAAACTTATGCAGGTTTCTCACAACGCTGAACTAGCAACAAGGTTCGGTAGTAAAGTAAGAAATTTAATGGAAACTGAAGAGTATCGTATGATCTTTGGAGATGTTAAACTTAGAGAAGACAGTAAAGCAAAAGGCAGGTGGGAGACTAACCATGGTGGAGAGTACTTTGCAGCGGGTGTTGGCGGATCTATCACAGGTCGAGGGGCCGATTTGCTTATTATTGATGATCCACATACTGAGCAAGACTCTATGTCGGATTCTGCAATGGACCGTACTTATGAATGGTATAGCTCAGGTCCTAGACAACGTTTACAACCAGGCGGAAGAATTGTAGTTGTAATGACCCGGTGGGCAACAGACGACCTGACTGGAAGATTAATTAAATCACAATCAGAACCAAAAGCTGATAAATGGAAAGTAGTTGAGTTTCCCGCGATACTACCAACAGGAAAACCTGTTTGGCCTGAGTACTGGAATCTAAAAGATTTAGAAGCTGTCAAAGCATCAGTGTCTACTAAAAACTGGAACGCGCAATATATGCAGGACCCAACTAGTGAGGAAGGTGCGATTATAAAAAGAGATTGGTGGAGAGATTATGATAAAGAACATTTACCAAGACTATTACATGTAATACAATCTTACGATACAGCATTTAGTGCTAAAGAGTCAGCAGATTACTCCGCAATTACAACATGGGGAATCTTTCAACCCGTTGAAGGTTATGAAGATCATATAATATTATTAGATGCAATGAAGGGAAGATATGACTTTCCAGATCTTAAAAATGTTGCAATAGAACAATATCATTATTGGGAACCAGAAACAGTAATCATTGAAGCTAAAGCTACGGGTCAACCTTTAATTCATGAATTACGTAGAGCAGGTATACCAGTAATTGATTTTGTCCCTGCAAAAGGAAGGGACAAGCATACCAGAATAAACTCATGTGCTCCAGTATTCGAGTCCGGAATGGTTTGGGCCCCTTTAGATGACAAGTTTGCTCAAGACGTGGTTGAGGAATGTGCAGCATTTCCCAACGGACAATATGATGACTATGTTGATTCCATGACCCAAGCTGTGTTAAGATATCGGCAAGGTGGATTTGTTTCAACGTATACTGACGATTGGGACGATAAAGACACTAAGGTAGAAAAAGAATATAAATATTATTAGGAGATATTATGCCGATTAGAATGTTAAAAAAAGAAAAAAAACCAGCAGGATTTAAAAGTACTCAACAAAAGGGTAACATTGTGAAAGGTAAATTAAAATCACAAAAAGAACTCAAAGATATAATGAAGAGTGATGAGTATAAAAAATCAGACTACGAAGGTAAAACAAAAATGCTTAATGTAGCAACTCATAAAGCTGGTGGCCTAACAGGTGGTCAAGTTAAATTAGATAAAAACAAAGATGGCAAAATATCTGGTGAAGATTTCAAAATGATGGGAAAAAAAAGAGGAGGCTCTACTCCAGGACTTAAAGACTATGTTAAGAAAAGTGATAGCCAAGAAAAATTGATTAAAGTTATAGAAAATGGTATTGCTAAATTTGTAAAAAAATCAAAAGTTATGGATAATCCAAGTAAGTATACACCTGCTCCTTCCTCTATGAATTCAAAAGAAAAGTCACAAGGAGGTTCTCCATTCAGAAAAGCTATATTAGAAAGAGCTAACAAAAGATCACCAGGCGAAAGATTTAGTGAAGTTGATATAGAATTTGCAAAACAAAGTTTAAAAAGAAAAGGTGGAGGTTCTGCAATTTCTAAAGAAAAAAGAAAAAGAGGAGCACCTACAAGAAAAAATCCAAACTCTCCTAAAGGGCAAAACCCTATTTCAGAATATGGACCACAGGGTAAATTAAAATACACAGCAGCAAATAAAGGAGCTATGATAAATAAATCAACAAAAGGATATGGTGCAGCTAGAACATTTGGCATGGGCCTTCAAGACGAACAAGTCAAACCAGGTAAAGTACAAAAAGCTGTAGTAGGTATGTTAGCCTTAGGTGCAGCGGGAGCTTTAGGTGCTAAAAAATTAAAGAAGAAAAAAGCAACAATGGATCCTGGAGGATCGATTTCAAAAATGCCAATCAATCTTCTCGAAGAGTATAAGAAAGCAGCGGGTAAAAAAACAGGTGGATCAATAAGTGGTTTAGGTAAACAACAGGGAAGACAAGGAAAACCTTTAGCACCTGGAAACATGATGAATAAAGAAAGACTTGCAAAACTTAAACAACAACTTAATCGTTTTAAAAACAGATCTACTAAGGGTGGTGGAGCAGATGAAAGCAAAAGAATGTCTGACAAAACTAAGACAGGTATTAAAAGATTAATGGACAGAATTGCTAGACTAACACCAACTGGAAGAGCTGGAAGTGACGCAGGAAAAATTCTTAAAGAAAGATTAAAAAAGAAAATTATGACTCCCGCTAAAAAAATGGGTGGCGGAATGATGATGAAAAAATATAATAAAGGTGGTTCGGTTACTGCTAGCTGTAAACTTGGTAGAAACAAAGCAACCAAACTTTATTAGTTGCTATTCAGCCAAGGTAAGGCTAAAAGGATAAATATATATGGCTGTTGAGAAAAGTAATATTCCTGAAATAACTGAAGAAGAAAAAGTAGAATTACAGGAAGGCCAGCCTATTATCGATGAAGCAGTTGATGAAGTAACAATTGAAGGAGAAGAATCTCCTGAACAAAAACTTCAAGATGATTTTAATGCTAATTTAGCAGAAGACATGGACGAGAGAACTTTATCTCGTATGTCCACTGAACTTGTCGATGATTACAAAAAAGATAGAGAATCAAGAAAAGAATGGGAAGAGGCTTACATAAAAGGTTTAGATCTTTTAGGTGTTAGGTATAGAGAAGTATCCAGACCGTTTAAAGGTGCATCCAATGTCACTCATCCGTTGTTAGCGGAATCTGTCACACAATTTCAAGCACAAGCTTATAAAGAACTAGTACCTTCCGATGGTCCTGTAAGAACTCAAATTGTTGGAATTCAAACACCACCAATTGAAATGCAAGCAGATAGAGTTAAAGAGTACATGAACTATATGCTCATGGAAAAGATGGAAGAGTACACAACGGATATGGATCAAATGCTTTTTTATTTACCATTGTCCGGTAGCACTTTTAAAAAAATATATTACGACTCATTAAAGCAAAGGCCTGTATCTAAATTTATTCCAGCAGAAGATTTAGTAGTTCCTTATTATGCTTCAGATTTAAAAGATACAGATAGAATTACACACGTACAAAAGATGACGGAGAACGAAGTCTTAAAACAAATGTCAGCAGGATTCTACAGGGAAGTAGAATTGACAGGTAATAATGAGACAACGGACAACGTGCAAGATAAGATAGACGAGCTAGAAGGTGTTAAAAGCACAGGTGAAGATACTTTAAATACAATTTTAGAAATGCATGTTGATTTACATTTAGATGATTATGATGAGAAATTTGATTCACGTGCAAAGAATGTAAAAATTCCTTATGTAGTTACTATTGATGAAGGTTCAGGAGAAGTTCTATCTATTTATAGAAATTACAGACCCGATGATCCATCATACAAAAGAATTGAATATTTTGTACATTACAAATTTTTACCTGGCCTTGGCTTTTATGGTTTTGGCCTTACACATATGATTGGTGGTTTGTCCCAAGCAGCAACTCAATCTTTAAGACAATTAATTGATGCAGGTACTTTAAAAAATTTACCAGCAGGATTTAAATCTCGTGGTATTAGAGTGAGAGATGATGATCAACCAATTCAACCTGGTGAGTTTAGAGATGTAGATGCACCTGGTGGAAATATTAGAGATCAGTTTTTTAATTTACCATTTACAGAACCTTCAACTACATTATTTCAACTCTTAGGTTTCTTAGTACAAGCAGGACAAAAGTTTGCAGCCATAACAGATTCAAATATTGGTAACGATGCTCAAAATAGAGCTGTTGGAACTACTGTTGCACTTATGGAAAGAGGATCACGTGTAATGAGTGGTGTTCACAAACGTTGCTATTACGCAATGAAGATAGAATTTAAAATTTTAGCTAGAATTATGGGTGAGTTCTTACCCCCGGAATATCCTTACGATGTTTATGGTGGTCCAAGAATGATTAAAGCACAAGATTTTGATAACAAGGTAGATATTTTACCGGTCGCTGATCCAAATATAATGAGTATGTCTCAAAGAGTTATGCTTGCACAAACACAATTACAAGTAGCTCAATCAAATCCACAGCTACACAATATTCATGAAGCGTATAGAAGAGTGTATGAAGCTTTGGGTACTAAACAAATTGAATCTTTATTGAAACCACCGCCACCGGCTCCCGAACCAATGGATCCAGCAAAGGAAAATGCACGTGCTTTACAGATGCAACTACTAACTGCGTTTGAATTTCAAGATCACGATGCACACATTGCTGCACACATGGCGTTTATGCAATCTAGAATGGTTCAAATTAATCCTCAGGTGTATGCATTATTACAATCTCATATTTCTGATCACGTTTCTTTTAAAGCAACACAAGAAGTCAGAGAACAATTAATGAGTGATCCTAATATGGCCATGCTACAACAATCAAATCCACAAGAATTCCAAATACGTTTTGATAAAGCGGTTGCAACAGCTGTTGCAGAAATTACAGAACAGTTAATTAAAGGTGAAATGCAACAAGCAGCGGGTAAACAAGACCCACTTGTAAGATTAAAACAACAAGAAATTGATTTAAAAGCCATGGATCTTCAAAGAAAGTCTGAAGAGACAAAAATGAAAGCACAAATGGATATGCAACAAGAAGAAGCTAGATTAAATTTCCAGTATGATAAATTAAGCGAACAAGCACAACAGTCTGACGAACGATTAGAAGTAGCGAGAGAAAAAATTGCTCAAAAATAATGAAAAAGGATTAAGTGGAGGTGTACGTTATGGGCCACCACCTAAAAGAGGGCCAAACTCACAAGGACTAACCCGAAAGAAGTTTAAAAGTGTTAAGCAATACACCAAAAAACTCATACGAAAGTCTTCCAGTACAGTCTAAATTAATTTTTTTAGCTGGAATATTTGATGGAGAAGGAAGTTTTGGCATTTGGTCAAAGGGGATAGGAAGAAAAAAAGAATTTGCCTGCACAATTGAGATGACAGACCGAGATACACTACAAAAATTTGTAGATATGTTTGGAGGTCAGATGTTTCCTTGTAAAATAAGAAAAGCACACCATACTCCGACCTGGAGATGGAGAATCAATGGTTACAGGGCTTTCCTTGTAATGGATAAAATGATAGAATTCATGAGTAAAAGGAGACAGGATAAATATCATGTGGTTAAGCGCGATAAAATTGGCGGCACAAGCAGGTACGCACATCTTCAAGAAGCGTCAAGAGACAAAGATGCTGATGGCGGACGCACAAATGATGCACGCAAGAAAGATGGCTCAAGGTGAGGAAGCTTACCAAGGAAAACTTTTAGAATCCAGAAATTCGGACTGGAAGGACGAGGCAGTTTTGATAATTTTGTCAGCGCCAATAGCAGTCCTGAGTTGGGCTGTCATAAGTGATGATCCAGGAGCGATGGACAAGGTAAAATTGTTCTTCGAGATGTTCTCGCAGCTCCCTTCATGGTTTACAAATCTTTGGATCCTTGTCGTGGCATCGATATATGGAATTAAGGGAACTCAGATCTTCAGAGGCGGAATGAATAAGGATAAAAAATGAAATATTTAGTTACGCTTATTTATCACTGGTCAACTAAATTAACTTCATGGTCTTGGACAAAATTATATGGAGATAGAACAACAGGCTTAGGGTATAAAAAATGAATCTAGAAAGAGACTTACAAAAATTAAGAAAAGAAAGAGCATTAAAAGAATCTGCTATAGCTCAACTTCGTAAAAGAAGTAAAGATTCAATAGCCAGACCAAGAGCAGAAAAAAATATATTATCAACTAATCCGGGGATGCAAAAAATATGACAAAGTTATGTGCTAGAGGCAAAGCAGCCGCAAAAAGAAAATTTAAAGTTTATCCATCAGCTTATGCTAATGCGTATGCATCAAAAATATGTGCAGGCAAAGCAAAAGATCCATCCGGAGTAAAAAGAAAAGATTGGGGACCAAAAAAAGCTAA